CTCTTGTCGTCCGCCGCGGCAGTGGTGTATAAGATACAGGTCGCTAACTCCGATGCAATCTGCTTGGAGATGATCGATTTGCTTTTGTTCGCTGTCTGATTGCACGCAATCGAAAGCTCTTTGCGGAGCGAGCGGCCTGTGTCCTCAATGGCCTTTTTCAATCGAGCTATGTCGGACGCAGCAATCGTGATATTCACAGTTCCCTAGCCCACATCGTGATCGGGTTGTTGTACGTGGTAACATTCATGCGGTAGTTTCCAGCGGGCACGCGCACGTTTTGTTTTCCGGTTATGCTGTCGATGGATACCTTGTCAGTCACGTCGTACACGTCATCCCAGCTAGCGCCGTCGCCTGCCATCATTTGCAAGTCGAGAGCGAATGCACCAGCCGACGAAAATGACAGTGCGTACTCGCGGCCAGGGACAAGTGAAATGTGATCGCTTGCGGTTTGGCTCGATACAGTTACTTTTCCATCGCTGTTAGTTGCTGATAGTGCCATCGGTTAAGCTCTCACGTTGTATGGGTTGTTTTCGTCTGTGCGGTATGTCACCAGTAGCGGCACGTTGACGCCGACAAAGCTGCCGTCTGGCTCTATTGCTTCTTGGGTTTGGAACTCCGCGTTGATCGCCAGGTCGTTCATCGTGTACCACGGCCCCTGGTCGTGCGTGACTTCATCGGTCACGACCATCACCACATCGGCAGCGAATGTGTTTATGATCTCGTCAACGACTGTGATGTCTTTTTCGCTCGGCAAGACGTGACAGCGAATGTTGAAAAGCAGGCGATAGGCAGTCGCTGGTGGATTGCCTGGACAACCTAGCTCGTCGTCAATCTCCGGTGGCTCTTGCGTGAGCACTATCTGCAAATGCTTTGGTGTGTAGCCACCAAGCCGCGTTGGCCTGATGACTTCACTAACAGGCGTGTAGACCGAGTACTGAGCAGCCAGGAACCGCAGACGCTCGAATAGCACGGATGCTATGCGTTCGCTGACTGGTCTGACTGCTTCTACTAGCGGCATTCGAGTATCAACATTCCGTGATCTTGGCCCACGAGCTGGGTAACGGTGCGAGTCTCAGCAGGTTTGCCATCGCGCGGAGGAAACTCTAACTGGTCCCCACCGAGGTCTAGTTCTTCGCTTGAGATTCCGGTCGCGACATTGTTGGCAACGTGTATTTGCCAAACAGGTGCCACGGTGTCGCCGTCTTGCGTGAGCACTTGTATCTGCTCGCGAAAGACGATTGCATTGATACTCCGTGGATCCCTAGCCGCTTCACCATAGTGACGGTGTGGGTAGTACGTGATGACCTCAGCAAAATCATCCGTGCTAGTGAATACCGTTACAGCATCGGCGGCAATGAGATCGTGGAGCGTCATGGTTACGACCTACGAGAACGGATGCGAACATAGTCAACCTTGCACACATCAGCATTCGTGTTGGCCGCCTTTTGCAGTTGCACCAATGGCTGGAAACCGCTTGAGTATGCCGACAAATCGAATGTCTGCGAGGCAGCTACTCGAACTCCATCAATATAGAACTTGACGTTCGACTTTCCGCCAGAGAAGTCAATCACGAACTTCTTGTAGGTAGTGCCAAGAGTTTTGCCGCTGGAAATATCGTTGACATCGCGAGTACCATCGTCGCTTTCGCAATAGACGACAGTCGTGCTGTTGGCACCTTCCATGCGGAACCAAGCGTGCTCGCCAACGCTGTCAGCCGTATCGTTGCGAGCCGATGCAACTCCGAACACTAAGATCGAGCCGGACGTAAATGTTGACGCTCCAAGCTTGACTCGCATTTCTACGTTGAGCAGATCGTCGATGTCGAATGCCAGCGAGTCATTGTGGTGCAAACCAAGAATTTGTGCCTGGTTGTCGGCAGTCAGTGTAAGTGTGGCCTCCGATCCTCCTCGAATGTGTGTAGGAGGAGCAGCGCCGGTCACGTCGGTCAGCCAGGGAGTTCCAATGTTGGCACTCGTCGGAAACGTAACAGGAGTGCCGATGAAGTCATCGTAATACTCAACGAAATCTTGTACGCCAGACATTTGAAAAATCTTTCATTTTGAAACAACGGTCATCGCATTCCGCTACGTTGTGGAGTGCAAAAGTGCCGGTCTTTCCCGGCTGTCAACTCAGTTATTTGACGGGAGCAGTCACCCGTGTGTTATCAGGCGCTATTGCGGAACAGACCGCGCCAGTCGATTGCCTTAACGCCGAAGGTCTGACGAATCTTGTACTTGTAGCAGTCCTTGTCAAAGTCCCATTCGCTTTCAAGCACTGGAGACTCTTCGCCGCTCAGGAACGAGATTTCCACTGTGTCGATCTGACCTGGATCAGCGGCCATGTACCAGACAGTTGCCGAGGCTGCATCTAACACAGGCTCACCGATGACGGTCACGTTGCGAGGTCCACCAACACCGTAGATATTTTTCACACCTTCGTTGTTGTTGGCCGCGTTGTAGCTGATCGAATTGACCAGCTCTAAGGCGGTTGCTTCGTAAGCCACGGGTACAATCAAGTAGCGAGGAACGACGTTTAGGATCGCATCGCTGTTGAGTCCAGTTTGTTTACGCATCGCAAGAAAAGCAGCGTTGAGCGTTGTTACGCTTGGTGCTGCGGCAGCACCTGTGGTATTGCTACCAGAAGAGTGTGCGCCGAAAAGTGCTACACCGTCGCCCATAGTCGGGTTGCTGGTCAGCACCTCGTACACCTTCTTGTTCTGGGTGCGGCGAGCTGCGTTGCCGTGCATTGCAGGCACGCGGCTGATCGCGTCCAGGTCGTCATTGACAACTGTTTCCCAGGTTACGGAAAACATCTTGCCGAACTTCTCGACGCGATACGACTCTTTCGAGTCAGTCATCACGCCCTCTTTGTACTCGGTGTTTTCCGGTACGTGCTCAAGATCAGGCGACTCGCTGAACCGAATGCGATTGATGTTCTTGAAGTCATCGACCGAGCCGGCTTGCCGTGCCCACAGGTTCCACGTGAATGGAGCCTCTTCGTAACCAGCCAGCAGCGTCTTGTTCGACGCATCCAGCAAGAGATTTGCAAAGCTTCCGGTCGTGTGATACGCCGGATCGCTGCGGGAAATGTTCATCCGAGCCAACGCCTTTGGATCGCCGATTGCCGCCCGAGCAATGTCGGGAGAACCAAAGCGAGAAGTGTTTACGCCGGATCGACGCAAGAAATCTTCAGCCATGCGCAGCAGGCTCATGCGCTCAAAATCTTGCGATCCAGGTGCAGGCTTTTCGCCAGAAACTAGCGAACGCTGTACGCGGCTTGCGGTTTGTGCTCGTCGCAGCAGGCCGTCGCGTGCTGCCTCGAAATACTTATCATCGGAAGACTTGGTAACGCGCACCGCGTCTCCGTCGACCGAACGTCCTAGCGGTTGCGTAGCCATCTTTTCGATGATCCTTTGTTTAGCGACCTCGACGCTAACGCCTGCGTCACACAATTCGTCAGCGAAGGCGCGTTCTACCTTCGCAAGTTTGCACGTTGCTTGAATTTCATTACGGCGCTTTTGGTCAACTGCCAAAGCTCTCTTGATCTTGCCTTCGATGGCTTGACGAACGGTTGCCTCGACAACTGGCTTTTCTTCGTCCTCCATCTGTTCGATGACCTCTGGCTCGCCTTCCATTTGCTCAACGACTTCTTCGACTGGCGTTTCTTCTTCCATCGATTCGACGGTTTCCATCGACTCCGACTCGCCGCCGAGCTTGCCAACTACCCAGGCCAATACTTGGTTTGGGTCTTCCATACCTTCGGGAAGTCCCATAGCTTTGAGTTGCTCCAATAGTGCTGCGTCCACTGTTCGTTTCCTTTGTTTAAGGTCTGTATAAGACCGACGCACCGTCGATCGTGAATCGGCCCCAGTGGCCACTAGGCTCGCGTCTAATGCGGTCCAGTTCGTTATGACATTCGCTGGTCCTATAATTTCTGTCCCTCGCGATGTCGTGTATCGTTGTCCGGTCTTCAACTCAAGCACTTCGTTGGGTTGTGCTGTGATGCTGAAATCAGTGATGTGTCCGTCGAGCAGCTTGGTATAGGCTCGCTGCGATTCGTCATCGCTTGCGAAGTAAGCGACTCCACCAAACTCGTCACCGTCGACGCTGAGGTTGCGCAAGCTGCCGAGCACGTTGCGGACTGTGCTGGTGTCGTGGCTATCGACGATTGGGATCTGCGTTGATCCTGGACGCATTGTCAGGCCGTCCATTTCGAGAACTTCAGACACTACCTCTCCGCGCCTTTCGTCCCAACGGTCTATCGGATTCTCCGTTGCCGTGACAACTCGAACGCTTCGCTTGCTTGTGTCTGCCGTCGACGACTGAATGTTGACCGACCGCATTGCAAGTGCGTCAGTCTTGAATGGTGGCAGCTTACCTTTCTTATTCGACATTGGCTGGTTCCTCTTCTGGCAGCGGATTGTCCACTATGCCATCGGTGGCATCGGCAATAATCGCGTCAATGTTCTTTTGCGCCATGCCGATCATTGCAAGCTGTGCTTCGGCCAGTGCTGTAGACATTGACCCGTCGGCTAGGCCATTAAGCACATCGGTCAGTGCTTTGCGATTGCGATTCCATTGGAGTCTGCTAAGTCCCATCCATTCGCCGGTCCCACCTTCGGACTCGATTGCGATATCCGCAGCTTCGTCCGCTGGCCCAGCCGCGCCAGTCTGTGCTGCCATCATTTGCGTGGTCTGTTCTTCTGGAGTCAGCAGGCCTAGCTTGAGCCGAAGCTTGCGTTCCTTGGCCGCCTGGTAGTACACTGCGCGATAGCTTAGCCCGCGAGCACCGAGCACGTTTTGAGCTGTGTCGGTGAATGAATTCAGCGCAGACTCGGCGGCCTGCTGCTCGCTCATTGGATCAACCCAATCTTGCTCAGGTAGCTGCCACTCGACTGGCGTGACCTTACGTCGATCTTCGAGCAGTTCTGTCGATGTTGGGAATCCATCTGCGTCGATTCGTGCAGCAGCATCGCAGAATCGATCCCATACCGGATAACAGCAATGCTGCACCATGTAGTTTTGGCCTCGTTTGTATCGTGGCCGGTCTTCGAGCTTGCTGGTTCGCGAGCTGCTGTAGCTAGTCTTGCTGAAGTCCTTGGCTATCGCTTCGTAGTTGGTGCCTGTGCCGGCGCAGATGCCACGTAGCATTAGATTGATCCAAGGCTCGCTAGCTGAGTTTGGGCGGCCAGGATTGATTGACTCGACGGACTCACCTGGACGCAGGCGAACCACCATTGCTGGCTCTAGGTACTCTAAGCTGTTCCCGTTGTCGTCAGTGCTTTCTTCGCCATTAGGAGCCATCATGGTTCCGACTGGCATCTCTGACTTGATCGCTACACCAAAACACGAAGCGACCGCAGACGCTTGAATCTCGTTGTCTACGTAAACTCCAAGGTCACGCATCCACGACATGATGGGTGCAAACCAAGTGACGCCGCGAGTTTGGCCCACGCGATCTTTGCGGTACAGGTGGATGATTTCGCTTGCTTGTATCCGCTCCGGTGTCTGGTTCATCACCGCGTATGGGCTGTTCGGATGCTGCGGATAAATCCAGTAGGCGACCGGCTTACCTTTTTCGTCGATCTCAACTCCTCGGATAACTGAGTTGCCGTCGCCACGGGCTGGCCGCGTGGTGAATGTGTCACGCTCTAGCGATAGTCGGTCAGCTTCGATCATTTCGAGTGCCAGCGGAACTGGTCTAGCGATTCCTTTGTATTCTTTTCCAGGCGTGTTGATGATCCTAATAAGCACTTCACCAGCTTCGACCATTTCACGCTGGGCTAGGATCTGGATTTCGGCAAACGTCAACTCACCGTTAATGTCCGCAACTTCGCACCATTCATTCCATAGCTTGTCGCGAGCGTCGTTTACATCTTCGACGTCTTCACCGTCTGGCGTCTCGTAGGTGCTCTGAGCGGTGATGCCATCGCCAATGATGTTGCTGACGATCGTATCAACTACGTTCCATGCGTATGCGTTGTCTCGAACAAGAGCACGTGCCCAAGCTCGCAATGCGTCTGCACCAAACGGACCCATCAGCTCTTGATCGGCTGCTTGGTTGCGAGGCTGTTTATGATTCGTTAAGCGGTTAGCTTCCGCTCCTTGATAGGCTCGCTTGAGCAACTGTCGAGCTTGTGCACGCCGCAGGCCAGCATACGGGGAAATGT